AAGCTTGCACCTGGTCATTAAAGCACTTGGCACACCGCCAAGACAAGCTCCAACGAGCAAAACCGTTTTCGGTACCGCTGCACTTCAAAAAGTAAGTATAGATGAAAACAACCATCTGGCATAATGAATACATAATGCGCGAAAACGGTCCAAAACCTCTTTCGGCTCATATAAAAGCTCAGTTGCAGGGGCTGCTGACAAGCTAGGTGCTTCACTATGTTTCCTTGGGTATATGTTTTGGTATTGCTTTGGTGTGCTTTGCATTTACTTGCTACCATTTTGACTGTTTTAATATTTGCATTGTTAGTACAAAGAATCTATACTTTAAATGGTGAGATATAATTGTTGCTGTGTCTGAATTTGCATTGTACTGCTGTTTGTGATCTAATTTTGGTCATTTTGCTTTAGACTGCTGAATGAAGGTGTTGAGTGACTTGCAATTAGATTTTATCTGCTTGCTGTTTATTAGTGGGGTTAGTCTTGGGGATTCTGGCACTATATTTGCTGCTAATAGGGATTTTGGGGCTTATAGGCGTCTGTCACGACTGAAAAAATGAGGGGTAGCCAGCCTGCAATTAGTGATATTAGTGAAGAGTTGCAAGAGTTAGTCTGTCCTGTTAATCTGGAATGTGACGAAGAACTGGCGCCAGAAAACGATGACCCATACGCAGTGGCCGTTGCATGTCATAAATGTGGTAACCAAGTGGCATTTTGTGTCTATGCTCCACGAGAAGGGATTCGTCAATTCCAGCAGCTGCTCCTAGACTGCTTGGACTTTTGTTGTCCTGCCTGTTCTTTGAATCTTCTGCAGAGAAATGGCCTCTAAAGGTATTGACTTTATATTAAATGAAGCTGAGTGTAGTGATGATGAAAATGAAGACCCTGAATTGTGTGAATCTGGTTGCTCTGATGTGTCTGATTTGGTTGATAACTCTGTATGTGTACAGGGGAATTCCTTGGAATTGTTTGCACAATTGCAAGCTGCTGATTATGACCAACAGCTAAATGCTGTAAAACGAAAGTTAACTGAAAAACCTCGAAAGCCGTTGCAACAACGAACCCTGCAGGGCAATGTAGAAGCTCGTTGTACTCACAAAAGAGCTCACCTAGACGACAGTGGGTATGCTGAAAAGACTTTTGAAGAGGTGGTACAGGTAGAGAATCAGACTTTACTTGAATCTGAAGGGTATGGAAGTTTAGGGACGCAGGAAACCGGGCTAAACAAAGAAAATGTAAATGTGGTTAGACTGTTGCAAAGAGGAAATGCCAAAGTGACTAAGCTGGCTAAGTTTAAAGAATGCTTTTTGGTTAGCTTTTCGTCGCTTACAAGACCTTTTCAAAGCAACAGAACTTGCTGTAGAAACTGGGTGGCTGTAGTTTTCGGGGCACATGACGATTTATTAGATGCCTCTAAAAAATTGTTTCAAACGTACTGTGACTTTATATTTTTTTCAGAGCGCAGCTGCGTTTTGGGTTTAGTGGGACTTTATCTATTTGAATTTAAAGCTAGCAAAAATCGTGACACTGTGCAAAAACTCTTTAAAGAGTTTTTGCACTCAGAGCCAGAACAGCTGCTGCTTGAACCCCCTAAAATTAAAAGTGTTCCAGCTGCTGTGTTTTGGTGGAAAGCGACCCTTTGGTCAAATGCATTTTCTTGGGGGCCTTTACCTGATTGGATTGCTGCACAAACGTCAGTAACTCATCAGCAAAATGAGGAAGAGCCTTTCAAACTTTCTGTGATGGTGCAATGGGCATATGACAATGAAATTTTAGATGAAGCAGACATAGCTTACAAATATGCCAAATTGGCTTTTGAGGACAGTAATGCAGCTGCGTTCTTAAAATGTAATCAACAAGTAAAATATGTTAGAGAATGTGCTCAAATGGTTCGTTATTATAAAATTGCTGAAATGAAAGAAATGTCTATGGGTGAATGGATTAAAAAGTCTTTAAATAACATTGCAGATGATGGCAACTGGAAACACATTGCCCTTTTTTTAAAATATCAATGTGTGTCTTTTATATCTTTTTTAACTAAATTTAAAGACTTTTTGCATGGAATTCCAAAAAAAAATTGCTTAGTTATATATGGGCCTCCTAATACAGGAAAGTCTATGTTTGCAATGAGCTTAATGACAGCTATGAGAGGAAAAGTGCTATCTTTTGTTAATTCAAAATCTCATTTCTGGCTTCAGCCTTTGCAAACTGCTAAAATGGCTGTCTTAGATGATGCTACAAAACCTACTTGGGATTATATAGATATATATTTGCGAAATGGGTTGGATGGAAATCAAGTTTGTTTGGATGTTAAGCATAAGGCCCCTATTCAATTAACATTCCCTCCTATCGTCATTACCACTAATGTAGATGTGTTAAATGAGGGCAGTTTATCCTATTTGCATAGTAGGATCCAGGTTCTAGAATTTCCAAATACAATACCTTTAACTGACAATGGGGAGCCTGCATTTCTAATTAATGATCGCAGTTGGAAATCTTTTTTCCAAAGGCTTTGGGATCAGCTAGAATTGACCAATCCAGACGAAGAAGATGGACCCTCTCGCAGCCCGTTTCGATGCACTGCAGGAAGAGCTGATGCAAATTTATGAAAGAGGGGAATCGACCCTCGATGCACAAATTAGGCATTGGGAACTGATTAGACATGAACAGGCCACTTATTTCGTTGCCAGGAGGCAAGGAATAACTAGACTGGGACTGTACCCAGTTCCATCAGCTTCTGTTTCTGAAGCCAGAGCTAAGCAAGCAATAGAAATGCATCTATTGCTGCAAAGCCTCAAGAAATCTGCTTATGCAGACGAAAGATGGACTTTAGTAGAGACAAGTTTTGAGCACTTTAATTCACCCCCTGCCAGGACTTTAAAAAAAGGACCTACTCAAGTAACTGTTATTTATGATAATAACCCTGAAAATGCAATGACTTATACGTTGTGGAAATATGTGTATGTACTCGACCCTAATGATGTATGGCATAAACTACCTAGTGATGTGGATTATTATGGTATATATTATACTGACCTAGACCAGCAACGAGTTTACTATGTATCCTTTGGCACTGATGCAGAACAGTATACTGGGTCTGGACAGTGGACTGTGCATTTTGCAAACAAAACTTTTTCTGCTCCTGTTACCAGCTCCGCCGGAGGGCACTCCGGGCTCGAAGAAGAACAGGCCCAAGGACCACGACAACTCGCAGCCAGACGACAAGCAACCTACAGAGGTAGACGGTCCAGGAGGTCCCGGACACCGCAGACGCCGCCTAGGTCCAGGTCTAGGTCCGAGTCGCGGTCCAGGTCTGCGAGTTCCTCGTCTGACACTGACCACAGATCCAGATCACGACAGCGAAACGGAGGACGCGGATTCAGACGAGGAGACAGCACAGGAGAACACCCGGAATCGGAAGAAGAATCTGGAAGACACTCTCCAGGACCTCCTGGATCATTGGGACGAAGAACTGCAGAAACTTCGGGAGCGTCTGGCCGACGACGTACACCGCGAGTTGTTCAACTATTAAAAGACGCAGCAGACCCCCCCGTCCTGCTTTTGCGTGGCCCTGCTAATACATTAAAAGGCTTCAGACGTAAGGCCCGGCTAAAATACTCTGAGTATTACTCCTGCATGAGCACAGCTTTCTCTTGGGTTAGTGGTACCTGCACAGAAAGATTAGGAACCTGCCAAAGGATGCTGGTTGCATTTAACAGTGACTCTCAAAGGACTCGCTTTCTTTGTAATGTGCATATCCCCCGCAGTGTGACTTTTGTAAAAGGGTCTTTTGATGCTTTATAAGTCTTTGCATTAAAATGGTTAAAGCTGTGAGACGCAAACGTGCCTCTGAGGAAACTTTGTACAGAGGATGCCTTGCTGGTCAGGATTGCCCCCCTGACATCAAAAACAAGTTTGAGCAAAACACAATAGCAGATAGAATTTTAAAATGGGTTAGCTCCTTTTTATACTTTGGAACTTTAGGAATAAGTAGTGGTAAAGGGACAGGTGGAGCAGGCGGCTACACACGTTTAGGTCCGGGTGGGGGAGGGGGTGGGGGACGCCCAGGGGTCACCACCAGTCGTGGCAGTAATGTTGCAAGGCCAAATGTTATAGTAGACTCTTTAGTACCTGCAGGAGTTCCAATAGACACAGTAGCACCTGATCAAGCCATTGTGCCTTTATTAGAAGACACTCTAAGCACAGATATTGCAGGGTCAGGTGAAATTGAAGTTATAGCTGAAGTGCATCCCCCTCCTACAAATGGCAGTGATGGAATAGTAATAGGCTTAGACCCAGAGCCCCCAGTTCTTGAAATAACACCAGAAGAGCAGCCTACATCCCGAGTACGAACCACAACCTCCAGACATCATAATTTAGCATTCGATGCTTATGTAGCCACAACACAATTACCAGGGGAATCATCTGCTAGCGACAACGTGTATATTATTCATGGGTTTCCAGGTGAGGTTATTGGACCCCCAGGTGACACAGTGTTTGAAGAAATTCCTTTAGAAGAGTTTAATACTTCTACAACTGTTGATAGTGATGTTCGCACAAGCACACCTGACAGCTCATTTAGAAGGGTACTTAACACATTCCAAAGACGCCTGTATAACAGGCGGCTTGTTCAGCAAGTTAAACTCACTGATAGGACATTCCTAACCAGGCCATCACAATTAGTGCGTTGGGAATTCGAAAACCCTGTCTATGAAGCAGATATTTCTCTTTTATTTGATCAGGATGTTGCAGAAGTGCAGGCAGCTCCAAACCCAGATTTTCAAGATATAGTGTACCTTAGTAGACCCACTTTTGAGGAAAGAGAGGGCTATTTACGTGTTAGCAGATTTGGAAGACGTGGAACTATCCAAACTAGAAGTGGGGCAACTATAGGAGGTCATGTACATTATTTTACAGATATAAGTCCAGTCAGGGATTTACAGGACATAGAAATGCAAACATTTGCAGAAACCTCTGGAGACAGCATAATTATGCAGCCTCTTAATGAGAGTACATTCATAAATGATGCTGCTGACATTGGAGTCATATATGATCCTTCTGAACCATTATTAGATGACCAATTCTCCGAAAGTGCTTTAGATGACAGATATATGGAGGACTTTTCAAATATCAGACTCCAAGTGACAACAGACCAGGACGATGAGCCTACTATTTTAACTGTGCAAGAGGGAATTCCCCCAGGTTCTGTTAAAATGTTTACGAATGACACTGAAAGTGTTGTGCATTATGTGCCAAATGAAACTCCATTGTCACCCTTTGTTCCATTAAATCCTGCAACCACACCTGCCATTATAATAGATTTCACTGACTCTACTGCTACCTTTTACCTACATCCCAGCCTAATGAGACGCAGACGTAAAAGACATATATTTTGACTCTTTTACAGATGTCATATTGGCTTCCATCGACAGGACGACTGTTTCTCCCACCTCCAACACCTGTTTCCAAAATATTAGACACGGATGACTTTGTTAAACGGACGGACATCTACTATCACACTAGTACTGAACGATTACTGACTGTTGGACATCCTTACTTTGAAATTAAAGGCGCTGACGGGACTGTAGAAGTACCTAAAGTTTCTGGAAGCCAATTTAGAGTTTTTAGACTGATATTCCCTGACCCTAACAAATTTAGTTTTCCTAATCCAAATGTTTATAATCCAGAGAATCAGAGACTAGTCTGGGCTATTAGAGGCTTAGAATTTTGCAGAGGTCAACCCCTAGGAATAGGGGTTACAGGGCATCCCTTGTTTAATAAACTGGATGCAGAAAACAGAACAAAGTACCCTAATGTAGAAGATGATGATAGGCAAAATATTGGAGTTGATCCCAAGCAGGTCCAGATGTTTATAGTGGGCTGTACTCCATGTGAGGGAGAACATTGGGATAAAGCTGAACCATGCAAACCACAAGCAAAAGGCAGCTGTCCTCCTATTCAATTGGTGAATTCTACAATACTAGATGGAGAAATGTGTGACATAGGATTTGGAAATATGAATTTCAAAAATCTGCAGGCCACTAGATCAGGTGTGCCCCTTGACATTGTTAATCAAACAGTCAAATACCCTGATTTTTTGAAAATGGGTAGTGATCCTTATGGAAATCAAATGTTCTTTTATGCTAAACGAGAATCCATGTACGTGAGACATTTATGGTCCAGAGCAGGCACAAATGGAGATGGCATACCACCAGAAGACGGACCAGGGGACTTTATGATTCCAAATACAGCTAAAGTCATAGCACCTCCAGTTTATTATGGAACCCCCAGTGGCTCTTTGGTGTCCAGCGATGTGCAAATTTATAACAGACCCTTCTGGATTCAAAGAGCTCAAGGAACAAATAATGGGGTCTGCTGGAATAATCAGCTATTTGTTACTGCAGTTGATAGTACCAGAGGTACTAATTTTACCATATCAGTGCAGGCTACAGGAGATGAGGCAGACGAGAGAACATATAACTACAAAGCAAAAGATTTTAAGCACTATTTAAGGCATGTGGAGGAATGGGAATTATCTTTTATAATGCAGCTGTGCATTGTTGACTTAACCCCAGAAACACTATCACATTTAAATACTATGGATTCTAAAATTTTAGACAATTGGAATCTAGGCTTTGTGCAGCCAGCTGGAAACATTGAAGATCAGTATAGAAACATAAACTCTTTAGCTACCAGATGCCCAGGTAAAAATGATGCCCCTAAAGATACTGAGGACCCGTATGACAAAATGAATTTTTGGAAAGTAGATCTCAGTGATAGGTTTTCTCTGAATTTAGAGCAGTTTTCTTTAGGAAGAAAGTTTTTGTATCAGACGGGCAATAGGCAAGGCGGCACTAAAAGGCCCGCACCGAAAACGGTTAGTTTCGAATCCAAACGGTCAGTTAAAAGGAAAAAAAAGAGCGCGTAAAGTAGAACCGTTTTCGGTGCAGCTGTGCAAAGTTTGCGTGACAAATTTATGTGTAACTAACTTCCTAATCTTGTTTAAACTCAGCCTAATTACATTAATAAAACACGTTGAAAGTTTTTTGGCTTCAGACTTCTTTTTTGAAGCATTTTGTTATTCAGTATATCTCATCTGCAGCCAGCTCAATGGGAAAATATTTCTCCACCTTAAAACAGTGTCCCTCCCAAGAATCTTGGCACCCACGAGTTGCAGACACGCCAAGAAAGTGTCTATAA